TTACTCAATTGTTATCCGTGGCCACTCGACGTCTGGGAGGTCGATCAGGTCACCGGGTTTGACATCGGTGGCGAACCCTCGCTCGATGGCGAGCTTCCACGCCTTGCGGTATTTGGCAACCGTGGTCTTCGAATTGAGGCCGTTAATGTCGTGAGCCAGGAAATCGGATACCGAAAGTCCAGATGTGGACTTATGACCCTTCACTGCCCCCGACGTAAACGCCCAGACGATCGCCGCCCGCTTCCACTCCGAAGCGGTGACCAACTCTCCCAAGCCTTTGGTACTAGCCGGTTCTGGAGAAGTAGTCCAAGTAACTGTCGAACTGCGGTTCGGTGAGCCACGGCGGCAACAGAGGCGCGATGACGAACATCGCTTGTGAGATACCTAGTAGAGCCCACTCGTTGTCGAGTATTTCCAGTTCGCCCGTCGCCGTCTTCCAGTTGATCTGGTAGGAGTAGTTTCCATCCGTTTCCCCGGTGTACGCGTTGGGGTTTCGGACCAGACGTACGACGGCGTTCGCCTCGATCATCTTGACGATCTCGACGTCGATTGTCTCCGCGACGATCTGCGCGTCTAGGTCAGGAATCCTCGCCTTGATCAGCCGTTCAGCATCCGCGAGGCGGGTGGATACCATCGTTGATTCCGAGGCGTCCAACGAACGGCCAAGACGCCCCGACACGTCCGAGGGTTCGGCGTAGGTCATCGTGTCAGCATCCTTCGGAACCATTCGGCAGCCGACAATCCAGCGGCATTCATGATCGGCGTCAGCCGGTCGGCGCGGTCTAGCGACTGGCTCAGAGCTGCCATATAATCGTGTAAACCGTTGGGGTATAACCAGTTGTCGAACGAGCTTAGTTCGTCTGGCAGCGTGGCAGCAGAGGGCCTATTGGCCTGGTGTCTGCGGGTCTTAGCGAGTTTCATAGTCGTCCTCTTCTGGTTCTGCGAAGTTGAGCCGGGACAGCTGACGGGCAAGGGCTTCCCGCGCGTTCTCCGCTTGGGCTACAAGGGGGTGAATGACCACCTGGCCCGTAGATCCTTTGACGGTCATCGGTTGTCCTGCCATCCCTTTGTCCAACTTGTCGATTAGGTCTGCTGTAGCGCATGCGTCGTAAAGGATTCGGCGCTTGTGGGGCGCTGCCGAGAGGTCATAGATCTGTGTTATCTCTGTCCAGAGCTTTTTGCCCTGGTAGTCCAGCCCCTTAGGCATTCGGACTTTCGGGGTTGTCATTTAGATGTACTTTCCACCGCTAGTTTTCGGGGCTCAACCGCCCCTGAGCAGCGGATTTGTTGAAAAATTAGGTAATTGAGCTTTCGCACGATGTCGATGCCGCATAACGTCCCGATCGGGGTGACCGGGGGAAGGGGTGCACCCCCTGGGTTTGCCAGATCCGTTGTGTCACTGCGGTGTTCGATGTACACTGAGTGACATGTCCACCACCGCAGTCAGATTCACACTCACTACGTTGTCCACCCTCGCTGTGGCCCTGGCCGTGCATGCAGGGCCTACCACTACGCACCCTGTGTCCCATGCCCTGCCACCGCTGCCGGTGTGTGAGCAGGAGGATGGTAATACCGATGGTGCACCGTGCAACTGGACAGATCCCGATACAGGTGCCGTGTATTACGTGGATTCATCCAACTACCGATAACCCACCTATCCACCATAAGCCCCGGCCTCATAAGTCGGGCTTTCCTATGTCCGTCACGACACATCGCAGATCTGCCGCCACTGCTCTCGGGTGATACCCCGTTCACGCTCTGCGAACTGAGATACCTTACGTTCCAACTGATCTAGCTCAGTCAGCTTGTCACTCAGCTCGACTGTGGTAACCCAGAGTTCCGATACGTACTTGTGTTCGCCCCTAAAGGCTGCGCAGATCCTCTGTACCCGGATAGTCCGGTAGTCAACGTTCCGGCATAGTGCCGAGCAGTATTGACGCTCGGTGTCCGTGCCATCAGGCTTAGGGGTTCTGGCTCTGCGCCTACATCCCTCACGGCTGCATACGTTTATGATTCCACCTCTCTAAAAGACGGGAGGGGGCCGTTAAATACCGGCCCCCNATAATCGTGTAAACCGTTGGGGTATAACCAGTTGTCGAACGAGCTTAGTTCGTCTGGCAGCGTGGCAGCAGAGGGCCTATTGGCCTGGTGTCTGCGGGTCTTAGCGAGTTTCATAGTCGTCCTCTTCTGGTTCTGCGAAGTTGAGCCGGGACAGCTGACGGGCAAGGGCTTCCCGCGCGTTCTCCGCTTGGGCTACAAGGGGGTGAATGACCACCTGGCCCGTAGATCCTTTGACGGTCATCGGTTGTCCTGCCATCCCTTTGTCCAACTTGTCGATTAGGTCTGCTGTAGCGCATGCGTCGTAAAGGATTCGGCGCTTGTGGGGCGCTGCCGAGAGGTCATAGATCTGTGTTATCTCTGTCCAGAGCTTTTTGCCCTGGTAGTCCAGCCCCTTAGGCATTCGGACTTTCGGGGTTGTCATTTAGATGTACTTTCCACCGCTAGTTTTCGGGGCTCAACCGCCCCTGAGCAGCGGATTTGTTGAAAAATTAGGTAATTGAACTTTCGCACGATGTCGATGCCGCATAACGTGCCGATCGGGGTGACCGGGGGAAGGGGTGCACCCCCAGGGTTTGCCAGATCCGTTGTGTCACTGCGCTGTTCGATGTACACTGAGTGACATGTCCACCACCGCAGTCAGATTCACACTCGCTACGTTGTCCACCCTCACGGTGGCCCTAGGTGTGTACGTGGTACCCACCACGCACCCACACGCAGACGCACAGCCGCTATCCGCATGTGAGTACGAGGATGGGAACACAGACGGGATGCCATGCAACTGGACCGATCCCGATACCGGAACGGTCTACCGCGTGAGTTCTGAGAACTACCGCTAAACGTTAGTTCCGAATCTCAACAGTGGCAGCTGTGTAGTTACTGAAGTTCTGCCCACCTGTCTGTGAGACAGACCCATCCGAAGTAGTCGAGTCCTTTGTGTTGAGGACTTGCCCCGGCTGAAACCCAGTGCCGGACGCGGCACGGCGGGTGTAACCCGTTGGGGCCGCGTCCCATACCGTGCTATTCAGGGTGCTGTGGGCGTGGAAGTACAACAGCACCGACGATCCGTCTGTGTGGTCCAGCGTGATCGCTGGGGCCGTTGACGGACCACTCGAGGTACCGCGCTGAGAGGCATGCCCGCCGATCGGTGTAGTGGCGTTCTGCCCACGCAAAACGACTGCGATCATACGGCTTGTGTTCGTCCACGTACCCGAGGTTGTGTTAGTGGCTGTGGCTTTGAACCACGCGGTCGCAATACCCGACCCATCGGTGTTGTCTATGTAGGTCCAGTTCGGAACCGTCCCACTCGCTGACGGTTTGGTGGGAGCTTGGGTGGCGTAGTCGTTGACTGGGCACAACACAATTAGATCGCCAACCTGGTGTGTCGGTATCGGCACGGACGTGGTTCCACTGGCGTTCGCACCAACGAACTGCACAGGTGATGCACCCGACCAGATCTCGGTAGTTCCTAGGTAGATCTTCTGAACAGGTGTCGAACCCAGATAGACGCCTTGCAGACCAAGGCTTCCCGAGTACACGGCCATTACGAAACGCCCTTCTGTTGGTTTGGGGGGAGCATCACGGCAGTGTGCATATCTGTCGCCACTGCTCTCGGGTAATACCCCGTTCACGTTCTGCGAACTGAGATACCCTACGTTCCAACTGGTCTAGCTCAGTCAGCTTGTCGCTCAGCTCGACTGCGGTAACCCAGAGTTCCGATACGTACTTGTGTTCGCCCCTAAAGGCTGCGCAGATCCTCTGTACCCGGATAGTCCGGTAGTCAACGTTCCGGCATAGTGCCGAGCAGTATTGACGCTCGGTGTCCGTGCCATCAGGCTTAGGGGTTCTGGCTCTGCGCCTACATCCCTCACGGCTGCATACGTTTATGATTCCACCTCTCTAAAAGACGGGAGGGGGCCGTTAAATACCGGCCCCCAACCACCTATCCGCTCTTGCCGACGACACCTAGTGCCTGCTTGTTCAGCTGGTTGTTCTTGACGGCGATCGTGTCGTCTACGTTGGACGTGTAGAAGTTCTGTGTGAGCGCCTTGCCCGCGAAATCCATACCGAACTTCAGACCTTGTTCTCCAAGCTGTGACAACAGACCCTTACCGCTAATACCCAAGTCGGACATGAATTGATCGGCGTTGGCCCCGGCGAACGCGAACCCGGCGTCGATACCACGTTGTTCGTAGTCGCTCCAGTCAAACGCGTCCTTGATGCTCTGACCAATACCCTGCGCGGTCTTCTCAATCTCTGATTGCTTCGCCTTCATCCCGTTGATAAGGCCATCCCCGATGAATCCACCGATGTCTGCCATAACCGTTGACGGAGAATGGATACCGAGAAAGCCGGTAACCGCATTCTTGACTGAGCTAGCGAGTTCCTGGGCCTTAGCCACCGCGTTAGTGATCAATGACCCGATGCCCTGAATAAAACCCTGGACGAGCTGAGCACCCGCGTCGAACCCGGCCTGGAACATGCCCGACAAAGCGGCTGTTATCTTTCCCGGCCACGTTGCGACCTCGCCTACGATCTTGAAACCACTATTGACGATTACCGTGACGACACTGGTTAGCACACCGCTGACTGTTTGGAATACGGTGCTCCAGGCCGCAGATGCGATACCCCCCAGCGTGGCCCATGCCGTACTGAGTGCGTTGGGAACCTGCGCGAACATACCGATGATCTCGGTTATCACGTCGGCTACGGCTTGACGGATCTTGGGGAACGCGTCTACGGCTATTTGTATTTGGATCGGGGCGAAGTCAAGCAGCTTGTCGCCCTTGCCATCCCCGAATCCGGGGATCTTCGACATCGCCGTGGCGATACCGTTGATAGCGTCTGCGAGAGTCAGGGCCGTGTTGACCAGTCCGTCTAGTTCGGCTTTGAACGACTTAACCTTCTCCGGGTCGGAGAAGAAGTCGATAGCCTTACCCGCCAACTCGGTCAGGCCACCACCGATGCTCTTTAGGGTGTCGCCCAGGTTTCCGAGTGCTACGTCAAACTTGGATACACCGTCCGGGCCTTTGGCCGTGAAATCCGATACCCACTTGCTGAACGAAGCTCCGGTCTCCGAGAACCACTTACCGATGTCCGGCAGCTTGTTCGAGAACCCGTTGATCAGGTCTAGGAACCCTTGGGTGAAGTCACGTATACCGGGTGCCGCTGCCGTCAGGCCACTAGCGATGTTGCGAATCGTCTGATCGAGTTTGGCAAGGTTGGCGGGATTGGTCAGCACGTCCGCGAACGACTTAGCCATATCAGCCAAACCCTGTGTGACGCTGGGCAATGCCGCCTTCAGCGTCGGGAATATGTCTTTCAGCTTCTCGAATACCGGGGTGAACTGTTCTTGTACCTTGGCCGACATGGTGGCGCGTAGCTGATCGAACGGTTGCTTAAGTACCCCGGCTGCCTTCTTGAGCCCGTCGAGTCCCAACACCAACGCACCTATAGGCACTACGGTGGCTGTTATCAGACCCGGCAGCGCCAACAACGAGGTGGTAAGAGCACCTAGAAGACCTGCCACCAATGGCGATAGCGCTGCAATGGCAGCGGCAATGAGCGCGTAGCCCGTGCCATTAATTCCCGACCCGAAGGACGGGGCTTTGATGCTGGCCAAGCTGTCACCGACGCCGGATAGCATTTCCTTTACGCGGCCCCGGAATGTCTTCACGTCGGGGACGACCGCGACTTCGGTCCTCATCCCCTTGACGGACGCGTTTACCTTTTGTCGGAAACCGCTCACGTCCGGGTTGACGTTGATCTTGGCTTCCACACCTTTGACGATTGATTCGAGTTGTCGCTTTAGATCTCGGCGGAACCCGTCTGTGTCGGGGACAACGCGTACTGACACCCTGCCGACTTCTCTGGCAGCTGCCAT